AAATGCTCATTAGCTTTAGCTTGTAGTTCTGTTGCTTGTTTGTATTGATTGATGGCTTCTGCCATCTGAGGGTCGCCTTCTGGATTTCTTAATCCTTCTAATACCTTATTGAACATGGGACTCATTTCTGTCCCTGATTCTCTCATCATAGACTCTAGCATATTGGCTTTCAACTGATTTTGATTTTCTCCCAACATAGGAGCCAACATCTTAAATGCTTCTAATGTATCGCTTCTGTCTTGTGCAGCAGCAGAATCAGCGGCTTCCTGTGCTTCTTTCATACTGGCACCGCTTTGTAAAGCCTCGTTATAGGCTTCTTGCACTCTTACGGACTCCCACATATTATTGGTTTGGCCGTTCATGTTGCGTTCTAAACGATCAAAAGCACCGCTTAACTTGGCTTGGTCCTTGGGAGATGAGGACACATATCTTTCTAGTATATTTAGTCCTGCTTCATTCTTAGCTCTTAGTTCTCCAATTTTATTTAGAGCTGCTTGAGCTACTTCTGTGCTTTCTGATAGTCCTTTAAGAGCAGCATAATTTTCCCTTAAAGACATAGTTGTAGATGCTAACTCTCTGTTAAATGCTACTATATCCTTTTGATTTCTTGGTCCTCCTTGGGACGCATTGTTCATTGACGCTTGTTGTCCTTGTCTTAATTGTTCTAATCGTCCTATATTATTAAATATCGCTTCTGGGTCTGTTGTTCCAGCCTGACTCATAACTCCAGCCCTAGCGTCTCTCTTACTAGCGGTAAAAGATATAGTTTTTCCTAGAGCTTTTGCTAGATCTGTTTCTCCACGAGCGCGAATATCAGAAGCTCTTCTGAATTTCTCGTTAGAAGAAATCTGAGTATTCACCATTTCATTTGTGGCTTGAGCATAACTATTAAGCGACTCTTGGTAAAATTCTAATGCTTTGACTGCTGTTTCTTGTGCTCTCTTAGTGGCTTGAATAGTCTTGCCAAGAGCCGATGACTCATTAAACAGCTGCCTAAAGTCTTTTTTATCATCACTGCTGGTTCTTGACGAAGTGACGTCCGCTGCTACTTGACGAGATAAAGTTTGTTTTAGCGCAGCATCAATATTTAATTTTCCAAGTTCATCTTCTATATTTTTACCTATACGAGCTTCTATTTTCCCGCTACTAGCTTTTGGATCTTGTTCTATTGTGCTATTAATTGTTGATAGTATTGTTTCTTCCAATTTTGGACCAAATTCTAATAAGCCCTTCATATTAGCGGCTTGACCACCAAAAAATTGTGAACCTACATTTGCAGCAGCAGATCTATCTGTTTGACTAGAGACATTCGGATTTTGCAGAATATTGAGTGCGTCTATCCTAGCTGCCCCTACCTTAGCATCTCCAGTCATAGATGCTTGCATCAAATCTGTAGCATCGGCTAATTTGTTTAAAGAATGTGTTACAGAATTAATGCTCTGCTCCATATTACTGAGCATTCTTTCCAAGCCATATAATAAACTACTACTTTGTCTGTCTGCCTGTTCACTATTTCGTTGTCTAATAGCTTGAACTTCTTGTTGTCTAACAGCATTAGATGCTGTAAATTGTATTAGTTCTTGTTTACGCGCTTCTCTGACTTGTCTAGATACACTCAAATCTGCATCTATCAACCTTAAGCTTTCTTCTACTTTAGCATTAGATCTAGCCAGTACTTCTGCTTGTTGAGCCCAGCCCGGATCCTTCATTATGTCTGAGGATGTTTCTCCAGCCTTAAATCTAGCGGAGTTTTGCTGTTCTATCATAGAGGCTACTTTTGCAAATTGCTCCGATGATTTAGCTGCATTTTGTGGTGCTAGTTCTCTGGTATATTGCTCTTGTGTGCGGCCCGTTACATCTAAAAGAGACCCAAAATAAGCCATACTGCCTTTTTGACTTAATATATCTGCTCTCTGAGATCGTCCTTCTTGGGAACCTCCACCAAGAGCTAGTGTTTCTCCAATTACATTAGATGTACTCCATTGAGGATTAGTTTTGCTAATATCTGCTAATGTCTTTGCAGCAGATGCGGCTCTACTTATTTCCATTCCAGCCGATTTTAACTGATTGGCATTCTCTACGGTATTTTGATTATAAGAAGCCAATGCTTCTGATGCATTCTTCAAACTATTTTCTAGAATCTGTGTAGCTCTTTCTAATTTATTCCTACGCAAAGTATCTGTAATTGCTATAAAAGCAGATGCTGCTGCGTTAAATGCTCCGACGACCAAAGCAGCAGGACCGGCCAAAGCAGATAGTGAACCAGTAATGCCACTTATCACTTTAGGTAGATTGCCCGCTAACTTACCTACCATGCCTCCTCCAGTATCAAGTCCGCCACCTATACGGCCAACAATGTTCTTTAAAAATCCAGGACTCATTCCGTCTGCAAAAGTAGATACTCTTCTACTGGCATCGATTAATGTTGAGGAGAAATTTGATAATGTTTTGGATGCGTCTTCAGAAGTACCTGCCTTTGCTATGAATTCTAATCCTTTATTAAATCCATAGAATAATGCCTGAGTATTTCCTATGCTTGTAGACAATGATGATAGTGTACTACCAACTAAAGTAGTAGAGCCGACAAATTGACCCAAAGCACTAGTAGCAACAGCAGCCGCGCCACTATACAACAAAGACTGTTTTGTCATATTCTGTATAGCTACTACATTATCTTGTATAGATTTAGCATAATCAGTATTATCTGGAACAGTGGTCGATCCTCTTGCTGTAGACTGAGCTGCTGTTCTCATTTCTCCAGAGGATAGTACTGCCCCTCCTCTAACAGAAGCCATGCGACTCCTAGCCTCATTAATTGCATCAGCCTGATCGGCAGTTGCTGATGTTAGTCTATTCTGAGCAGCAGCTTGCACAGCAGCAAATGCAGCGGCGTCTGCTCTTGCTTTTGCTTCGCTTGCTGTAGCTCCTGCTAATCTTTGTTCCTGATATGTTTGTAGTTTCGTTGCTTTGGCTGCTTCTTCTAGCTCCATCATATATCTTTGTATCGCTGCTTCTGCATCTCCAGCAGGAGGACTGCCCGGTGGACCTCCACCAGCAGGAGGACTAGGAGGTGATGGTGGAGAAGTTGGTGGTCCGCTAGGAGCAGGAGTTGGTGCGGTAGAGGTAGCTGCCGAGCCGATGATATCATCTTTTGTTATACCGCTGGTAATTGCTAAAAATGCATCTAGAGCAGCTTTATTTTTACCAAGACTTTCTGCCATTGCTTTGGCACCGATATCTACAAGCTCAAATGATGGAATATTGTTTGCCTTGCCTCCTCTTTGACCTCCTCCAGTTACCTCATATCCAACCATTCTTTGAACCATTTGCAATACCAATTTAGGATCTTGCATAGGATTACCCAAACGATATTTATCAGAACTCTTATCTGGATTTTCGTTCATATGCAACTGTTTGCCAATATCCCACGTTGCCCAACTTTCGCTTTGACCAGCGATACTAGGAGCTTGTCCAATTCCTGACATAGCAGTAGAGAACATATCTCTCATTTGAGAAACTAAGGCATCGACTTTGGTATTGTCTTGTTTTGTTAACTCTTCTGCATATTTTTGACCGGAAGGGCTGATTGCGGTATCTGTTTGTCCGCTAACATCGCTATAATTCATGCGTTTGCGATAATATTCAGTATCTCTTACTGGTAAAGGCGGCAATGGAGGTGGAGTGATAGTAGGAGGAGATACTGATATTGGCTGTGGAGAAGTACCAACAGCAGCTTTCATAGCGTCTGATGCTGATACTGGATTTCCTGCATTTCTGTTGGCTAGTCTTGCCTGTCTAGCAGTTAATGTGTCCTCTTGCATTCTTTGGAGATCTTGTGAAGAATATCCTTCTGATTTAGCTATAGATTGTTCTTGAGTAGCTACTCTGGATCTATTAATTTTATCTAATTCTACCACTACTCCTGTAGACATCTGTCTAAAAGCTTCTACTATATCTGGACCCAAAGAATCAGTTTGTTTTCTAATGCTTGACATAGACCTTTTGACAGTGCTCATAGCGGCATTCCATGATGATGTGTCTAATAGGACACTAGCATCAGATAATGAACCGATAGTAACACCAAAAGCATCTTTTAATTCTTGCGGAAATGACGATATGATACTGTCTATTCTATTTTGTATTTGTGCTAATTCTTTAGCATTAATTGCAACAGTTTCTACTCTTTGTAATTCTCCACCATCAGCAAACTTTTGTATTCCTATAGCCCCGCCCTTATTGAAGCCCAATGCTTCAGTGGCTTTTTTCCTAATAACAAAACTTCCTACTGGCAATCCTACTGGACCAAAAGAATCAGTATTTCCACTACCAGGAACTATACCAACGTCTCCACCACCAGCATATCTACCCATGCCATTTTTATCGGCATGATTCATACGACGCAACCTACCGTATCCTATTTTCTTAGCTAGTTTTGGACCAATTACAGCTTCTCCGGGAGTCAACAAAGCTGGAACACTACCTCCTTCGGCAAATCCTCCGGTTTGTAGTCCTTGAGCTTGACGTTGAAAGAATTGCATGGCCATTGTTCTAGAGTCTTGTTTCTGGTTTGCTCTAGTAACAGATTTGGGATCATTAATTAAAGAGGGACTCTTAGTATATCCGCTTTGTAGTACCCATGCTAAGTCTGTTGGGGGTGGCCAAGTTTCTCTTCTACCATAAAGTTTAGGATCTATAAGCGCGTTATTTTTTGTCCAATCTTCAGGTTCTAATGGGACTTTTTTAACGTCTGATCTATTTTTGAAATAATATTCCCATACTTTTTTTGCATCTCCACTAACCATAGCCCTATCTGATGTAAGCATAGCTCCTTGTTCTGTTGCTGCTTCCATAACAGCATCATATAATTTAGGACCACCGCCTCCAGTAGCTTTAGACAATCCAACAGTATACAGATTGTTTTTGGCTTTTTTAGCCATAACAAATCCCGACACTGTATCATTTTTAACATATCCAGCATTTATTGTAGATCCATCAGATGTTAGAGATATGCGTGGATATTGTTTTTCTTCTTTACGAGCTGGCTGCTGATTATTTCCATCTCCTAATATTTCTATATTAGATGGCTTTAATGGTGATTGTCCAACATACTTTAAAACTAAACCGTATGGTTTTTGGAATAGTTTACTCTCGAATTCATTAACTAATGCAGGGTCTCCGGCTGTTAATCTCTGCATTAATTTGCCAATAAGTTCGCCCTCTCTAACATTCCCGTCGGTACCACTATAAAGCGTTCTTCTCGCACCGCCTTGAACTGTATATTGTTGCCCGTCATCTCCGGTAAGCGTTTGTGATCCTTCTTGTACTCTTATGCCAGATGACATAATTCCTTTTTCTAGGTTCTTATCAACTTTACCCAATAGGCTAATCGGAGCATCATCTTTCATGGATAGCGTTGGCTGTATTTTATCAAAATTTTCAGTCATCCATTTAATGATTAAAGACTTTTGCAATTCATAGTCTAGATCATAATTTTCTGGTGTAAGAGCTTCATTGAATGTTAACACCATCGGTTTCCCTGTTGTGTCCCCAGAAACAACGGTTCCAAAACCGCCGCCAGCAACTCTCATTTTGGCTTGAGTAACTGCCCTGTCTTTTTCTGTGTAAACATAAAATCCTGCTCCTTGCCCATAGCCAGTAGCAATATTGCTTAATGCTCCTTTTTCTTTGAAGCTATTAAGGACACTATCATTAGTTCCGGTATTACTACCATGAAATAAACTAACTATTCCACCACCGGCAAATCTGGCGATATTTGGATTTTCTAAAAAATATCTTGCAAACTCATTACGTGCTCTTTCAAAAGCACTGCCATCTAATGTTCTCTTTATTTCTGTAGGCAGATCGGGATCTAACCCGAAAAATTGTGCAGCGCGTCCAAGCCCATTTGGGAAGTCGATAGCTCTATTCGATTCAAGTTGATCGATGGGTGGAAGATTAGCTCCTAAAAGTGCCAGGGCTTTTTCTATAACTGCGCCTTCTATATTGCCCTGACCCATTAATTCATCTAATTCTGGTTTGGCTTTCGGCTCAGTATATAAGAATCCTTTCTTTCCACTCTTAGATACGGCATTTAAATTATCTAGACTATCATCTATTAATTTTTCTGTTTGCGCTAAATTGGCTGCCTTCGCTGCTGCTATATTGGTAGATGCTCCTGAGCTTACTCCTGTAATATCTGATTCTTTGTATGGTAGTCCAAAAGTTTGCAAAGTTTTTGCGAGTAAATCGGCAGTTGCTTGTGGTCTTGCGGTCAATATACGAGTTTGTCTAATAAAATTAGGATCTTCATCTATAAGTGTTTTAAGTTTTGCTCCTAATCTAGTTAATTTAGCTTTTTTAAGAGCTTCTGCTACAGCATCCCTATTAGAGTATTGGGGAATATTTGGTTTACCATTAGCATCTAAAATGTCCCCACCAGAAACCAAAGTCTCATCGAAATCAAAAACAAGAGAACCACCATCAAAAATATCTGCATATTGCACATTCTCCGCTAATCTTATAGAAGATTCAGAAGTTTCTTGTTGCATTTGACGAACAGCATTAAGGTATTTACCTTTGAATCCCCTAACATATGCATAAATATTTTTTGGATCTTTATCTGTACCGATATTCCACTCAAAATTTTTATTGTAATCTAAAGCATTATTAGAATCAACTAGTCCTGCTACAGCAACTTTCGGCAGTCTAGATATTCTTTCTACTTCGGCAGCACTTTCAATATTCCCAGCAGATAGTGCCCTATCGATTACTTTTGCCGCTTCTTCTATTCTCCTGCCCTGTTTGAGATTACTAACTCTTAGCAAGCTATCTAATTCTCTGTCTCCACCGCCTACTCCTAGTATTTTTTTAACTCCAGCTATTTTACCAAGAGCTTCTAATTCTTGAATTATAGTATCTTGCAAGCTTTGACCTCTTTGTTGCGCTAGTTCTGCAACTCCTCCTATAGAAAATTTTTGTATTAGTCCTCCTAGATTAAATCCTGGAATACCGGCCGCTCTTTGTTTTTCTATCCATTGATAAAATTGTTTCTTTTGATCTTCTGCCCAAAAATAATCTAAGGTTCCTAACATTGCTTCATCTATAGAAGATCCAGAAGACTGTTCTTTAAAATAGGAACCAATAGATTTTTTATCTATTCTGTATCTTAATAATTTGCTAACTAAATCCATATCATCTGTTGGTATAGATCTAAATTTAGCTTCTCCAATAGCGTCTATAGAATTATCTTTAAGTTTTCTAACAAGATCTATAGGATAGTCAGATTGGTTGCTGGCACTTTCCCATTTGCCAGATAATTTGGCTGCCAATACTTCTTCATATGCTTTACCCCATCGGCCTTCAGCGCTCATTAGTTTGCCAACAGAAGATTCCCCTGTAGCTGGAGGAGCCTTCCTTCTTCGATCTGATTGTCTAATTTGTCTTAATCTATCTCTATTTTCTGGACTAACATCAACGCCTTCATAGCTTTTATACTTACCACCACCCATTGAAGCCGAGGCGTTTGCTGTGTCCCATATTTTTTGAAAATCTTCTTTTTCTGTTAATTTTACCGTTCTTCTATTAATTCTAATAGCAGCTTTGTCTGCTAATCTATCATTCGCTGATTTTTCTATATTGGATGCTGGGAACAATACTGAATTAATTGTATTAGATCCGGAGCGACCCAGTAATTCATCTATTGTAAAATATTCCGTTAGTCCACCGGCAGCAAATTTTTTAGCTTGTCCTTTATTTATTGCAACAAGATTACCCTTACCATAAGCCTGTACTGCTTTGCGATTAACAACAAATTCTCCGGGTTCAAGCATGGACGGAACTCTATCTCCTCTGCCAGACCCAGGAACACTACCGCCCTTAGCAAACTTTAATATACGACCACCACTGTTAGCGGTAACAGTTCCTCCACCGCCTCCGAAATCTGTACTAGCAATAGTATTATTCAGAGCAACAACCTCATTGGTCAGCTGAGCAATTGCGCTATTTCCTAAATTATCTATGGATGCTTGTAGTGGAGTTATAGCCCCTGCTAATGCACCCATAGTTGAGCCCAAATTATTTAGCGCTGTAGTATTAGCGTCTAAATACCTAGAATTGTCTGTAACGTCCGCCGCTGCCCTATTATTTCTAGCAGATGATGCCGCTCCTCCTCCTTGGTCTCCTGGTTTAACTTTTTGCAGACCACCGACGAATCCTCCAACAAAACTTGTTAAAGCCTTAGCTCCTTTAATAGCTCCGATAGTAGCAAGAATAGGGAGTAGTGGTCTAGCAACATCAGCAACTTTGATAAAAGTGTTTGCTAATGTTAGTCCTAAGCTTACTAAGGTCTGAAAACTATCGCTTTTGCCAATTTCTCTGATAAGGGCTACAAATGACTCTCTGGTTTTACTAAATTGTACTGCTAACGATGCTTGTGCTTTTATGGCATCAGCGGCTAATGAATTTTGTCCTCTTTGAGCAACGGTCAAGGCTTGTTGGGCTGTGCCGAACTCCTGAATTAACGGCAGCACCTTGCCAATCTGTCTAAATCCACCAAGTTCTTCTACTATTCTGGAAAAGCTAACATCTCTAGGATCAAGCTTGCCTAGACCTTCACTTAATAATTGTACAGCCTTATACGCCCCTACGAATTTACCTTGAACATCTAATAAATTAACTCCATACTCTTTAAGAGCTTCGATAGTATCTTCTCTTTGAATACGAGTAAAAATTGTTCTTAAACCGGTAGCGATAGTTTCCGCACTTTCACGAGTTGTAGCACGAACGCTTGTGAATACCGCGATGAATTCATTTAATGCGTCTGTACCTTCGCTTACTCCTTTACTGGCAGCAGCAAACACACCACCGGTACGTTGAATAGCAGTAATAATATCACTAGCTTCGACAGCAAATCCAGCAGCAACAGCATTTATAGAACCTAGGGCATTATCCAAGTCTTCTGTACTAATTTTAAACTGTCTCATCAAAGCAATACTTCCTTCGACAGTATTATTCAGATCATCGAACGATGGAGCTAGAGCTGTCAATGCTAATGCTCTCAACGCTTGGTCTGTTTCTCTTGCGCTCAAACCAGCCTGAGCCAATGTGTCTGATATGCGAATTAAATCACTGGATGCAACTCCAAGCCCTGTTGATAATCCGGTTATGGTATCTGTAATTCTATTTAATTCATTATATGATTCGCCTGTAATTTGAGTTAATCTGACTAATTGTCTATCAAACTCTATAAATTCGGATGTAGCCTTGCTTACAGCATTATAAAGTCCATAAATTACTGATGTAGCAGCATTAAACGCAGCAAATCTACGAACAGCCAGAGCAGATTGGCGACCAAACTCTTCCATTTCGTCTTTGGCTTCTACAGTATTTTTTCTTACTCTAGCTAATTGTCTTGATGTCTGTTCGGCAGAGCTTACAATTCTCTCCATAGAGTTATTTGAACCGCCTAAAGCATTACTTAATCCATTGAGAGCAGCAACTAAACCAGTGATATTATTTGTCGTTCTTGCAGAAGCGGTGGCTGTTATTTCAAGCTCTCTATTAAGTCTTCCCAGGGCTGTGGCATTTCCTAGAATAGACCTTTCTGCCGCTCTATCTATTTTAAGTTTAACATTAGCATCAATTGAACCTATTTCTCTTCTAATGGCTGCGGCAACCTGTTTAAGATTACCTGGTCCTCTTAGATTAAGTTCAGCAGTAAGGTTGAAGGCTTTGGCCATAAATTTGTCTCACTAAAAAATAACACCAACAGACCATTGATCTGCTGGTGCTATTTGCTTCGAATCAATACAGATACTAACTAACAAACTATCAAGAGTTGGGAGCAGTCTGTGGATCTGCAACGGTAGTTGTAGTTTCTGAAACCACAGGGGTTTCTTCGACTGCTGGTGTTGGAGGCACTGATTGTTCTTTTGTTTCATCTTTTTTATCTTCATCTAGTACAATAGGATTTCCATCATCATCCAAAAACGGTTGTGTTTCAACTAAATATTCTCCATCTTTATCAACCCTATTACCAAACTTATCCACAAAATTTCCTTGCTCATCAACGTACCTACCATTTTCATCGACCAGCCTACCATCAGCATCTGTTAATTTTCCTTCTTTATTAATGTAACGTAATTTGTCATCAATGAATTTATACTTTTTCAAGAATTTATTTTCTGGCAAATTCAGTTCATAATCATTATCTAAACCGTATAACATAGAGGCCAAATGTTGTGCTCCAACAATTGCGACCTCTTCATTAGACCTATTTAGATAGTCCTCCATACTGCTGAAATATGGCTGTTTCTCGCTATTATTATACACCAAGCATACTGAGACCAGATAATTAAATCTGGCATTATCAGCCTGGCCTTCTGCGCTATGATTATCTAAAGACGTTCTTACTGCGATAAGAGAACGAATTTCATCTCTATCTCTTTTCATTTGAATAGCTATAGATCTGGCTTCTTTTACTGAAATACCGCCTTTTGCTAGCTTTCTTTCAGAATCTAGTATATCCTGTTGCAGCTTATTGAACTTGATCTGTTTGTCTTGGTTCCAAAGGCCTTGTTCTTCTAATAAGTCATCCATTTTAGCTCTTACTACACACTTAGATTTAATGGCGTCTGTGAAAGCCTGATTATAAATCTTTTGAGCTTCTCTCTGGTCGTGTATGGTGGGTGTTTTCACCATGAAATCCACATCTTTACCGTCAATCTTAATCTTAAAAGTCTTAGCCTTCATAGTCTTCTCCTGTTTCTGGATAGTTTGGTTTTACGTAGAATTTGTAATTATATCTGTATTTTGATCTAATAAATTTGGTTATTTCTGAAATAGCCGAACGCATCTGATGATTACCATTATTTAATATAAGCATCCTGGTGCGTTCCCACAAGTCTCTAAAATCTAATTCTTTTTCTGTTAATTCATCTTCGTTTTTTGTATGTCCCCATAAATGACCAAAAGCATCTTCAAATTTAGCTAATGATCCTATCATGGTGGTTTGGAATCTTTTTTCTATATTATAATAGATTTCATTTTCATGGTTCATAATTATTTCCTATTTAAAGAGCTTCGTTTTTCATTTAACTGTTGAATTAATTCTCTTTGAACATCTGGCAATTGAGCTTCGCTAATACCATCTTCATTAGTTGAATTAATTGCACTAAATTTTTCTTTCATCCTGTGTCTAGCTACAGGATCATTATTACTCAAAATTTCTTTGGTTTCTTCAGCAGAACTACTAACAAAAAAGACCTCATTGGCTTTTTTCATCTTTGGACTATTCAATAGACTATCAGTTTTTTGTTTAGTTTTGGCTTGATCATTTTTACGTTTTTGGAATATCATCCAGCCATCCAAAGCATCTTCATCATCTATAATATTATCTGGTGGACATTCTGGATGTTCATAAACAGAATCAAACATTTTAGATAGATTTACTAGTGCTCGTTGCTCGTCAGTCCACTCAAAAACAGTACCGTCAAATATTTTTTGTTTATTAGCAGCAGACCAGTAAGACTTCCACATTTCTGATCTAGCAAGAGCCCTTATCTCACTCAGTGTTGGTAGAGAAGAGGCTATTTTAGCTGCGATATTGTTAAGAAAGATAGAGTTTTGGGGATTTTTCCCCTGAAATACTTTACGTTTTTTATGATACAAAGTATTCATGATAATAAATTCATTCCTTATTCTTCCAGCATAAGCTTCCAGTGTGTATTGATCCAAAGAATGCTTAGTGCTTAATGCCCTGTCTTTTTGAGTATTAATACTGCTAATCTGTTTCTTAATATCCTTCTTTTTTTGTGGCTGAATAAAATTTTGGTATAATTCAACCTTAAGATTGTCCAGTCTTGTTTCCATTTGTTTCAATACTTCATTATTTTCTAATTTCCAAATTCCATTGTCAATTAAAATATATTCTGTATCTTGCATTAAAATCCAATCACTATAAAGGTGTTCTTGATACACCCTGTTATATAGTAAGTCTGCCTTATATTTTAAAGAGACGGAAGGTCTTTTTAGACTATAAAGCTTATTCTCATGCTCAATATACAGAAAGCCGGCGACAATTCTGGATAATAATTTATCATTATCACTGCGTATCATCGCTAGGGTACGAAGAATCCTTAGAAAGTTTCTTCTTTAGTTCCTGTATTTCCTGATCTTTTTCTTGTAGTTTTTTTTGAAAAGTTTCCAAAATCTTCTGTGCCTGAACAACATCTACATACAATCTTCCGATTGTTAAAAATAAATCATCCATCATGTAATCTCCTAAGTCTTAAATTTAATTCCTTAATCTAACCGATATTTTTAAACTAATCAAACTGTACTGCCAGGACCGCCTCCGGCAGTACCGGTTCCGCCAGTGCTGAATGTCGGAGTCGTACCTTCAAGACCACTTGCTGTTCTACCGCAGGTGTTAAAGCCTCTGCCACTATAAGGAGCAGCTGTAACAGTAATCTTAGCACCTTGATCAACATAGAAGTTATTATATCCGGTGAAGCTGTAGGTTACGGTAACGTTACCACCACCAGTATCTCCACCACTATAGTTAACACTTGTTAATCTGTTGTTCTTTCCTAGATAGAAATTCATACCTTTGGCACCATTGGAATCGCTAGCCGATGGTCCGCACAATCTAAGATAAATTTCTCTGGCTTGAAGATTTCTAGTATTGGCAGCACATGCACTAGCACTACCGAAATTACTTGCACTAACATCAAAGTCAGTAGCAATTACTTCAAATTCACTAGTAACTTCTAATGGAACATTAACGAATCGAGTATAAGGATTTCTGCTACCTAGTTCAAATAGTGGTTCACGACCAAGATCGCAACTAACAGTTAGACTTGTGATATGGGGAACAACATTCTTTGCGCCATCATGTGGCATGATTATGCCGCCATCCCAAGATGTTAAGCCTGATGGTAGTACCGAATCACCAAGGTTAATGTTCCATCTACGAGCAATACCTGTGGCCCTTAAGTTATTGAAACCTTCTGTTTGAGCATCACTTGGATGTACTTGTTCACTAGCAGTACTAGCTGTTAGATTCGGAGAATCGGTAACACCAGCGCCAGTATACCATACTTTGTTATTTCCTACTAGTGTTGCTTCTTCTGTAAAATTACCGTCGGTAGCAAATGTATATGTAATAGATGACAAATACATACCTGTCATCTTTACAGCATACTTGAGTGTACCTGTAGCATTTTGATTGTCGATATCACTACCAACTAACAAGCGAACGTTGCATCTACGGGAAGCAAGCTCAAGAATATTTTTGCCGGTTGTGGAGTAGGAACTACCGCCGCAAGCCAACTTATATATTGGATCTGTATAATCAATAACTTTATTTAATGTTACTTCAATTTCGGGATTATCATCGAGCACGTCATATTGATCAAATTCACCGAGTTGGAAGACGTTTTCAAGGTTGAAGTTGGTGGAAATGCCTACGCTCTGAACGCCAAACACGCCTTTCCAAGTACCAACAGCTTCAGGATTAGCAGCATCGATACCAGGACCATTAACGCCTTGCATTTGAACAGCTTGTACGGCATAATAAATTCTATTTGCACTTGCCATTTCTCACCTCATAAAAAATGTTATTGAGTTTGTATTGTTATTTGAAGTAGTCTGTTAGAGAACTAGATAATTGTACACCAGATGATTAAGTTTACAAAATAATTTTGACGCCCAATCTTATTGTACTATAATACACCTTATTATTCAAAGATTCCATATCCATTACAGTAATATTATCAATATGGCCTATTCTCCATAAATATTCGCTAGAGTCATCGACCAATTGGTTATAATTTTGACCATATATATTTTTAGAGCCATTGGGATTCAACGGATAAACTTTATTAGCTACAACTTTATTAATATCATACAGTCTTATTTCTTTGTCTTTTTGCAGTCTAATTATGTCTATAATGTTATTTTTATCAACATAATTTTCTGTAAAAACATGCAAAAGTACATCTTGATCAGCCCAGTACTTTTTAGTGCCTAGCTCATATGGCTTAAAGTTGGATTCTGCGACTGGTTCTATAACTACACACGGCATCTGGATCCTATGGTTAGACGGAATAGCAGCATCAACATCTCCTCGCTTGTAGGTCAATTGCTGTAACTCTTTCCAATCATTTAGATTATCATTAGCTTTGTATGTTTGTATAGTGCGAAAACAATAATTCATCTCTACTGAAGCATTGGCTGGTAAACCACTAGGGAACGTTACCCTACCCAATTCATAATTGAAAGAATAAGGGTATTGAGGATTTCCAGTAGGACCAGGAACAAATGTATTGTTCACGTATACGCCACTGATAGCTATTGGAGCCGATCCATTAAAATTAATCCCGGATTCATACACCCATTGTTTTTTAAAGGTTTCCCAAACTCTGTTCTTTTGCAAAGATGGGTCTTGTCTAAGGGCTAATTTATGAAATGCTGCTGTACTGTTAATATTGCTGGATGGTCGAGAAATATTGACAAATCCACCAATATTAATAAACCCCCAATCTAAAAAGCTTTTTAAATTATGCTCTAGTTGAGTATATAAATAATAGTTGCCAATACTTTCAACATTTTGAAAATTTGGATTAAAATCACAACTCATACAATAGCTCTTTCTATTTGCTGAATAATAATAGAGTTAATTTCATCAGATAATGAGTCTATGGCTCTAGTTACCCAGTTATTAGTTATGGTGCCGGCAAATTCTGGAGGAACTCTCCAATTAGAAGATGAATCACTTCTCATAATAGCATACCCCGTTCTAGAGTATGGATTTGGCCCTAATACTACCTTATAATCCTTAACCAAAACTTTACCTCCGTCTTTCAATAGCCATTGCAACCAAGGTAATGAATATCCTCTATCGGTATCTATCATAGAGGCCTCAGCCAAAGACAAAACATCTTGTAGGTTGGATGCAATCATTCCTAAAGAAAAGCCTCCAGATAATCCAGCATTATTTATTTTGATAGGCTTCATGTCAATATTAATATTATTGCTCCATGTATCTACTATTTTATCGGCTTGATTTTGACTATCATATAAGCCAAATTCAAATTTTAATTGACCATTTAATAAAGATTGGTACTCAGGAGTATTTTTAATGGTCTTATTTATTAGCTCTTGTATATTTTTAGTTATATTGGGTAATGCTTTACGGAATGTTTGTTCAACATCTTCTTGCAGAGCTTCTAAAATCAATTTTCTGATAGTAGAGTCAGATTCTATTAATCTAACTGAGTATTTCACTACTTTTGGCTCCATATGGCAAATAAATAATTAGTATCTCCAAATCCCATAGGTTGTGGTGCTCCAGATAATGTATACGGAGTTGTATCATCAGAACCAAATGTTATATAATCTGCACTAATTAATTTATTTAGCAATTCTGTCTTGCATAGTGTCTGAACAGTACCTCCATCAGCAACTCTTACAGTCTTAGAACCCCAATCATACCACGTACTAGTATTGGCTATTACTCCTAAGTATACTGTCTCTATAACATTAGAGTCAATATATCCTTTACCTAAACATACAGGACACAATGAGTTTTCTTCAAATGGTTGTGGACCAACACCATTGTATATGTTCGATGATCTGTTAGTAATAGGATCCATTTCGCAGTTACCACAATAGATAGGCTTAGTGGATCCATATTTAAGTTTGCATGGAATAGTTAGTGCATCTTTTAGCAATAGGGAGTCTATAGCTTGATTAAATAGTTCTTTCATCTGCGGAGTAATAAATTGCATATAAAACCTCATAAGAAGATTGCTTAATTATACACCGTACCAAATAATTAGCAATAATATGAATTTTCGGCTATTTTGTTGTATCTTTTCCAAAATCCATTATATGATTTATGTTTCCAGTTAATAAGTAAATCATTAAAATTAGTTTTACAATATATACCACTGACTAGTATATTAGTGTCTAAATAGCATCTATTATTATAACAGCATATTAAATTATAGTGTTTTTGTTGTTCTGTATTCAAAATACTTATAGTATCGGTATTGGTTCCATTCACTATATGTTTTGCAGACAATCCTACTATGTATCCGAACACTCTTTCTAAGGAGTGCTCATACGTTGGTCCGAATCTATCAGAAGCTTTTCCAGATATTAATAAAGCATATAAATTATCTATAATCTTATCATTAAAATATTGCTGAAACAATTCTGTACGGGACCAAAAGATACTACCAGCAATGAATGTTAGATCTGTTCTCTGTGATTGATATTGATCTAGTCCTAGAGTGTCTTGTAGAATTTCTTGAATTAGTAATTGATTAAAACCCTCTTTATCTCTATTTAGCATTAATCCAGTATTTCCTATCATTCAAATATTTTTATTTGAATCTATCATTTCTAGATTAGATAAAAAAATATCTTTATTACCTATTAATGAATGTACTAATAAAATTCTCCAATCAATATTTTTATGCTCTCCCCATAAGGATTGTTTAGAGTGCAATTTAATAAAATATGGATATTCAGAACTGTCAATATTTTTAAGTTGTAATAAGAATGGTCCGATATCTGAACCCTTATTAGGAAGTATAGTCAGGTCATAGAAAAAATTTTTTTCTAATTTGAATCTGACAGATTCTTCTTTTTTAGTGATGTGATCGCATATTGCAACGCACAATTTTATGTAGGAACTGATGGGCTTTAAAAGAGAAATATATTCATCTAATAATGAATCATCATACAAATACAACAATACTAATACTTTTGTCATATCTTATTAATAAATACTGTTCCTGTCCATATAATGTTTTTTGAATTTATCCCATTTACAGCAAAAACTATAGTCCCAGTATTGCTATCTGTATTGATCGCAACAACAAGACTATTCATTCCGCTATCAGAAAAAATAAGTCCAGAATTAATCCAAGAAGACATAACTCCAGAGGAATTTCTTTTAACTGCTCCTTGTATATTAAAAGCTGCGGCCAAGTCATCAGTAACATTATAAGCAGAAACTGCCGCATAAAAAGATGATATAGATTTTTGAGGAATATACAGCGCAGTATTAGAGTCTGTATTTAAAAAATATGTATTGCTATCAGTTGTTGCTCCGCTCAACTTAACGATCTCATTCGGCTTGCTAGGAGGTGCTGCCCTTCCTCTAGGTCCACGAGCGCCAGGAGGTCCGGGAGGACCATCTTTACCAGCAGGACCAGGAAAGCCGCTTGTAATTTCTATTATATTAGACTCAATAAAATTATCTATGACAGATAACCTATCTCCATCATTAATGGCAATAATTTCTGCCATCATTGACCTCCTGATGTGTTGTATTTAATAAGTTTTGGATTATTAACAGTTCCAGTAATAGAGCTTTCGATATTGAAAGAAGTGGTATTCGTCACTGTACTAAAAACAGGTGTGCTAGATATTGTTCTTGTTGTTGCGACCGTACCTGTTCCATTATCATATTCAATAATAATGATATCTCCATTATCTAAATTATATGTTGAATCACCACTTATGGTAACTGATGTTCCGGATAGAGTTATGTCTCTATGAATATCTCCACAGGCATTAAAATTAATGGCACTATTCGATGATTCATTTTGGAAATATACTATTAGTTTTACTCCTCCTATCAGTCCAGAATCTTTTTCATTTTCATCAATAGAATATAGTTTCCAATCACCAAAAACATTCATTCCCTCAAATGTCTTAAGCCCACTACCATATACGGTAATATTTTTATTAGAATCTGATGAATTAAAAGCACCATAGGGTAGAGGAAATAATAGAGATGCTGGATTTGTACATCCTGGTAAAGCAGATGCTAAATTTTTATTCGCAATAAGCGTATTATTATAATCCATAACATTTGCAACTGTAGGTGCAGACCCATCAGGTCTAGTTATAGCATAGTCTGATAAAATAAAATTCAAATTTTTTGGTAAATTGTTATTAGAGAACTTATTTTTATCTAGCAATAAAACTCCACTACCATTATGTGCTAATAACATGCGAACATCAGTAGGGTTAGAATGAGTAAAACCATCAAAGAAAACGTCTATACGTTCTATTATTCTTGACTCTGTGACAGTAACTCCTATAGGAAATGGACTGCTCTTTCCGTAGGGATTTTCATTATTAATAGTTACTCTATCTTGTAAATAAACAACTGTTGAATCTGTAGATGTATTAACTAAAGAATATATAACAGCATTTCCTCCTATAAATTCGCACGGAGAACCTACACAACTATCTAATATACTATAGCTTGAAAGGTTTAACTCTGACCCAAATACTGGTTGAGATGATTCCTCTGTTATTGTGCAGCTCGGTATGGTCTCGGACGGTATTAGTCTGCGTCTCAATGTGATGGTTCCTTGTAATAGTCTTTTAACAACCCTGGACCCTCCCGTATAAAATAAATCAGGAGAGGTTACTTCTAATTCATAACTAGCAGTATCCCACGTATAAGCATTTGTGGTTTCTGCTGGTAGTCTAAGCTTTATCAGTCCTTGATTTGGAATTATACTAAAAGAATAATTGGGAGTAGTAGTATTGCCAGTAGTGCTAAATGTAATCAAATTGGTATTAGAGCCACTGAGAGGCTGAATTCTCATAACGACACAATAATTAGAAATATCAATAGGTACTTGAGACGAATTAAGATATTTAAAATCTATAGCAAAAATTGTTCCTTGCTCTATAGCAAAATTATATTCTGTAGCTGCCATTTAAAATGCCTTATATTATGAAAATAAATCTCTACCACGATCTTCAACATATGGAATAGAGGATGGATTAAATCTGTTACCAACGAATGGACTGAGTATAGCTCTAACTGCGGTAGCCTCTTTAACGTCCCAATGAGATGTTAATTCATCATAAGCTGCACATGGACCTTTCTCTAGAATTAGCCTTAATCCTTCTAAACTTCCACCAATACTCAAGCTGGCAGGACCAAGGGCCGCCCTTATGCCTTCCATAGCTGCTTTTGTTCTTAATGCGCTTTGATCTATTATACATGCTGCCTTAAGAGAAACCAAACTAATAAATATTTCGTCTCTATCTTCGGTTGGATCTGGACTCATAGATGTTGTAGTAACATCAACCTCATACTTATGATCTAAAACAACATCAAATTGTACATATTTTGCAGCTACCGATATGACCTGTAGAAGCCTCTCATCGCTATAAGTGGGCTGCTCGGACATATCGTTGATCAGAGTTCGTACTATAATGGGAAGCTCTATCTGCCAACTCATAAGTAATATGGCCTTTCTTAAATAATTATATGTTTATACCTCTAGATACACCTTAACTAACTATCCTCAAAATTTATCTAATTGACCTAATAACTAACTTGACTATAATCTATCACAGCTATCCAACGAATATTGGTACTAGCTAGTCCAGTAACGTTAATTTGCAAAGCTTCATTTGTATCATCTGCTGTAACAGTAGCTACTAATCCATTCATAACTCCTCCATCTGTCCAGCTAGTGGTAGTACTTCCCAATAAGGCTGTGCCATTCGCCCCATTCCTTCTTATAGCTCCTCGTATATTCCATCCCATACCTAAATTGCCAGTATCATTATATGCACTTAATTTAATATCAAATGTCCATGTAGTTTTTGCTGGAATAGTTATTCTATTAGAAGAACCAGCTGCGGCCCCATCTAATGTCAAAATAGTAGCTGTAGCATTAGACGTTTGCATTCTAGCAACCAATACTGAGTGTTGAGCATCGCCAGCTGTCGCAAAATATCCGGCTGCATGCGCAAATTCTCCATGCTTATCTGTTTTAGCCTGTTTTCCTCCTGCGATAAAAGAATTATTTCCAGATACATTATTTTCTTCACCAGCAGCTACTCCATAGGAACCACTAACAATGTTTTTAAAGCCACCAAGAATAGAGCTATGCGTACTAGTAATTGTATTACTTTGTCCTCCAATAATTGATCCATAATTGCCAGCAGCAACCTGAGTACCGGTGCTTCTGATAGCTTGCCAATCTATAGAGTATTGACCACGAGGATCTCCATCTTCAGTTCTTTGTACTGCTCCATAATTACTTGGTTGTATTATTACAGGACCATTAGAATTAGTACTACTAAGACTATTGCCGTCTAATCTTAGATTGTCTACGTTTATTCTGCTGCTTGAACCACCAAATACGGTAAACGCCCCATCTCCAGATAATGTTGCTATATTTGTAGCTCCAGCATACCATTTAAAGCTTTGACTTGATCCTGGAACTGTTTGCCATACAGCATTAGTCTCTATACCAAAAGCATAGTCTCCACTAAAGGTACTGGTACTAGGTCTTAAAATTATTTTAACTCCGTCGCTACGACCACCAAAGTTTAGTGTAGGAGCACCTACTCCAGAAGCATTGAAAGAAAGGAAATTAGAATTAGGATTATTAAAATGTAAACTTCCAGTATTATTAAATGAAGACGTATTCGACAATCCGGTTATTGATATATTTGATAAAGAGAGACTTTCTGGAATATCAGAAGACTGTATTGTAGATGAAACAAACCTTGTCCCATTCCCTCTCAAGTATTGTCCAGAAGTTGCGGTATTATTTACTCTAAACCCGAAATTATTGCTAACATTAATGTCTCCAACTACATGAAGAAGCTGGTCAGGAGCGGTTGTCCCTATCCCAATATTTCCATTATTTAAAATACTTAATCTTTCTGTTCTATTATTAGTGCCGTCTCCATTATGCATTAAAAATGCGAACCTAGAAGATAAATTAGTCGTAGTCGATGCCGTGGATGTGATCGCATTACCAACACTTACCTCAGCAGAACCTGTCCAGAGCCCATTAAACATAATAATAGAGTTAGTATTACTTTGAGTTGCTGTGCTTGTTGCTGTGGCCGACTTCGGAAAGGTTAATGTGCCATTAACGTATGTACTCTGCCCATTTAGCCATACAAATTGAGTACCTAAATATGTATTAGAATTTGTATATGTATTAGATCCAATGTCTATTCTATTTGTTGTGCTGGTATTGAACTGAATAAAAGTATTGCCACTAGGACCGATAACAATACCATTAGTACTACTGTCTCCTACCATAATACCGCTACTGAATATCCCGCTCCCTATAACATGAAGCCTGCTAGTGGGTGTAGATATACCAACACCTAAATTGCCAGCATTGATATAAGAAGCTGAATTTATATCGCTAGTTAAAAAGATATCAGTATTATTACTTCCATCTATAAGAGAGAATGTGCCATTACCACCACTATCTAATGAAAACTTTGCTTTCTCTACAGAATTACTGTTGCTAAAATGAGCTATATCACAGCTCACTGTTCCTGTCGCTGCTACCTCTAGTCTGGTAGATGGAGATGCGGTACCTATTCCAAGATTTCCCGCTCCTGTCAGCCTCATTCTTTCAGTGTAAGAAGCTAAGAATATAAGATTGGCCTCACTGATATAGCCTATGCGCATATTAGCAGATGTTGCTGGAGATGCTGCTTGTTGTAATTCTATAAAAGCATTAAGGTTATTGTAAGAATTAAATTGTTTAGTAGCAAATAAACTAAAGTTTTCTAAGAATACTCCCCTATTTGTTGTATCGATGCCAAAAACATCTGTGCCATTCCTTCGTATAAAAAAATGATCCTCATAATTCCCAGTCGAGCCAATCCTAAAATCAACAAATGTTCTCTGTCCTGGATGACCATTCTGAATTCTTAATATGTTGCCAGTAGAAGGAATATTTCCACTGATATGGACCAGCTGTTGAGGAGCGGTAGTCCCTATTCCTAAGTTACCAATACTATCTAATCTTAATCTTTCTGCTCCGTTAGTACTAACACAAACAGTATTAGCAGAAGGAGAAAAAAGCCCAGTATCGGAATCTCCAACAAATTCAAAAGATGGTAAAGACGCAGTGCCAGAGCCTGCTACAAATGACCCGGTTGCGCTAATGTCTCCATTAAATACAGAGTTACCAACGACATGAAGTTTGACGGATGGTACTCCTGTGCCTATACCTATGTTGCCTCCGCTGGTCATAATAAAATCGTTTTGATTAAATCTACCTGCAACTATTCTATCATCACTAAATACTTCAAATACTGGTAACCCAGCATTATTATTAACACTCATCAGACTACCACTAAGATTATCTGTAACACTAAAAAGATTTCCATTAGTACCAACAACATTAATTAGTGTTGAACCACTAACAGAATTATATATATCTAATGGAATATTACTTAAACTATTTTGATTAATTCCTATTTTAGTTGCTAATATATTAGTGAATGCTCCACTTGCACCTATTGTCAGAGTTTTAGATGGCAGTGCCCTAATTTCGCCATTTTGTTCGAATACTATATCTACTTCGCTGACACCATTGCCGATATATACATCTCTGCTAGCATCTCCTATAATTAGATTGCCACTTGTTGTGGATAGTGCTAGATCATTAGTGTTAGTAAGCTCTATCTTTGCTAATGATGAAGCTCCAAGATCTTGATAAAAATCTATCTTGCCGCTTCCTGGAGTTATAATAATATCGCTCATATTATCCACCTAATATTGTTTTAAGTTGCGTGATTGAATTTCGGACCACAACATTATTTTTTGTGTTATTATAATTAACCAAAGAGTTAGTTTCAATTAGCCCATTACTATTTTCTATACTAATATCGAGATCCTTCTCCCACCAACCCAATCTGCTGTTACTACCACTATCCAAACAGCCTATGCCAACAGTTAAATAATAGTCAAATGGTAATTTTGGTAAAGTTAGTGTTCTATTTTCCCAGATATTTGAGCTGTTGGTGAATCTTACGCTAATGTCCCTAAAGCCAATTCCTGGAGTAACATTAGAGCTATCAAATGTTGTAACTGTTTCATTATTATTATGAAAAATACCATTATTGTATCCATCTAAATAATGTCTAGCATATATATATGGATAATTAGTATTACCAGAAGCTGTTTTAACACTGGCTTTAATAAAAACTCTAGTATTGGCCGGAACATAAACGTCATTGGTAAAGCCCATCCAACCGCTCTGGTCTCTATCAGGATAAACTCTCCAAGCAGATTCATTAAAATCATAAACTCTTAAAGCTCTTCTATTCCAATTAATACTATTACCTTGTTTAAAATTATAGCCATGACAAACAAACTGCTGCATAAAAGCTGATCTTCCGTCCATTCTGCCTTGTGTTCCATCAGCAAGGTTAAGACCATCGCTATAAGCACCAAAACCATTGAAGTTCGTTACATCCCAACTGTTACCAAGATAGCTATTATTAATAAGAAAAATGCTCGAACGTTCTCCATATGGCCAAAGTATAAAATAATCTATATAACAATTATCTACATAGCTTAAACCATTTTGATATTGTACAGTCATAGGATAAGACGTATTGAATACTGCATAATTTTGTCTGAACCTAGAAGATGGTTCATACCATTGACTAAACCCATATGCAGTATTACCAGATCTTGTAGCAAAGTTATATGATACTTCGGTACTGTTGTTGTACATGCCTTCTAAATATATCTGATCGGCATATCTTGCAGCTATATTATTAAAAAATCCATGATCATTAGCATATCTAGCAAATGCCCAGCTATTAGTATTATAACTAACACAATTTCGAATATTCAAATTATGATGATCCCACCAATAGCCACAATTACGACTTATTCTATTAGTAGGATAAATAACTATACCATCAAAATAGCTAGTATAACTTGTTCCTATTCCACTTGCCGTAGAGTTTTGATAACTAAAACTACCTCTTAATCCTATACAGCCATAATCTGCACTATTACTATTTGCTCCAACATTAATGAGACAATTAACTATTCTCATTCTTCTTGTATAGTTTCCCGGCAAATTACCAGAATAAATAAAACTAGTTTGATCTGTACCGTATGCTGTGCCTTCTGGAGCTTTTATTTTAGTATCTCTATTCAAGTTAACAACAATACCTCCAATGCCAGCTTTAGCATTTTTTTGCAAAGTCGTTGTTGCGGATGACGAGAATCCGCCTGTTAACGTAATGACCTTTGTTTCGGTATTGATGGCAGATATCGTATAGTCCATAACATGATCCCAACTATTAGCATTGCTGTAGACGGGGTCATTTACTGGTACCATTATCAAGTCCCCAACATTAAATCCATTTGTATTATTAACTGTTATAGTATTTGTACCAGCATTACTATCAGTCGTTAATACAGCTGCTATTCGCAAAACGATATCTCCGGATATATGACTTTTTTCTAGTCCTGTTCTATATATCGTTAAACCAACTATTGTTCCAGAAGGAACTCCAGATAAAGTAATGAGATTTGTAACATAATTAATATCAGTAATAGTAAGTATATTCCTATTGGCTCCAGTTCCAAAAATGATTTTGTATCCTACCCTCATAACTTTGGAATCAGCGACAGTAATCGTTGAACCAGATGTGCTCAATATGGTTGTAGAAGGACTAACAAAATGTCTGAAATATATAGTATTCCCACTAATATCATGAATCCACATTCCTTCATCGCTTTTATAGTATCTAAAGTCTTTATTCAGATAATCATTACGATAAACTGTGATCCAATCCCCAGTAGCAAAATTTGTTGCATTAACCACTGAAAGAGATGTATCATTATTATTGGCATTTGCAGATAGGGTCGTCTGAGGATTAGGATTAGTTCCTTCTATTTCGCATGTAACGTATTGATGAGCTTGAATTTGTAATCTGTGTTGTTCAGCATTTGATCCTTTAAATTCCAATAAAGACCCAGGATCCATCCTAAAAAACGCAGCACTATTCACACCCTCAGTGAACCATGTAGTATATCCAGCATTATTATCTATATATAGAATGCCATTCATTCTTAATTTACCAGAAGACGTTATAGTCAATTTTCCTCTCACTGTACTGTCATTAAATCCATTTGTTGTTCTTCTGTCATCATTAATGGTAACAACATGACCATAATTCACTATAAATATGTCGCCATCCACAGGAACTGGATTTCCGCCCCATGTTGATGTGCTATTAAAATTTCCACTTTGTGTGCTAGTTCGTGTTGCCATTTATATTTTCCGAAATATTGTATAGCTTTTCAAAGCTTGTAGTGTTAAAGGCTATTTCAAATTTTGTTGTATTATCGTCATTTTGTACCGTAGATGAAGATATTTCTACAACATCGGTATTTGGATACATATCGTTGTTAATTGATATTTCTCCAGTATTTTTATCAATATTCACATATATTATCATAATATTTCCTCAATATCATATACACTATTATAAATATTTATATCTCATAGACTGATAATTGGCCATAATTTCATTAGCAGATAATATTCTATTATAAATTTTGGCACTATATAAGTATCCATAAGCAGAATGATTACCGCAGTGATTAGTATTGCCCATCAAATTAAAAACTAATGTTGGATGAGAATAACTCTGAGAAATGCTCCCACTAGCAACCAAAACTCCATTAACATATAATAATAATGTTTGAGTATTACCAACAATAATTTGTTGCATGGTATATAGGTATACATTATTTAAGAGCGTTCCTTCATAATAGATATTTAAAGATGAGGAGCCTGCAATATTAAGGTAGAGTCTTCCTGATGTGGTATCATACCCTGCTCTTAGCCCTGTGTATAAGGGGCCGTTTGGGCCGTTGAATCCTCCTTGCTTACTAAACAGAGTATATCCTGTAGTCCCGCAGGCGCTATTAACATTTAAAAAGCTTGTCGGCTTATACCAAATGTCTATTGTCATTAAATCTGTAAATGGAACACTATTAACAACATTCTCATACGCATTACTATTGCCACTGGTATACAACAAAGCCTTATTGTCTTGAAATCCTCCACCAATATTAAAATGTCTATTATTTCCTGATAAGTCATATAATATATTAGAATTAGGAGTTAATATTTCTTTTATACTAAGATAGTCTATATCAAAGTCTGCTCCAACATTGTCAGCATTTAATACAAATTGGCCTGTTGTATTGCATGTAAAAGTTCTTGTGTACGTTCCTGGAGCAAGAGCCATCGCGCTTTGAAAATTCGGTGTTAAGCTATAAGGAGGAACATTGGGGCTAAAACTAGCTGAGGTAGAGCCTCTCTTGGCGGTAATGGTCCATATGATTCTATATCTTTTACCGGCAACACATGCAGCTATATTATTGAAGCCTATATAGTTTCCTCCAATACTACTAATTGTTTTTACTTGACCATCTCCCGCCGTAACTACTGATGCGTCCGTAACCAACTCTGGGCCATAAGTTATATTTTGATTGTAGCCGCGATCTACTGTGGAATCTAAATATAGTATTAAGTTATCTGTTATTATTTTTGGACCATGGTTTCTAGTCATAATCCAAACCTACCTTTAGTAGCATTATAATTGTTTAATACTTCAATAGCTGATAGTTGTTTATTATATACTCTTACTATGGCTATATCTCCATTATAGTAATAACTTCTACCTCCGCTGTATCCGCCATAAGCTCCTATACTCATTCCTCCAGTATTCACGGCAACAGTACCGGTTGCGGTGTCGCTGTTCTTAAGAACACTATTAATATACAGTCTTCTATTTCCTGTACTATATGTTCCAACAACTTGAAACCAACTAGAAGTATTAACTCCAGCATTAACAGTATTTGTACTAAAAGTGTTCATTGACCCATTGAGAACCATTCTCCATTGAATATTCCCACCTTCTTGAAATAAACTATATTGAGTATTTACAGTTCCTTTTTCAAACCAAAAACCGCTTTGGCTTGTGGCATTAGTTTTTAACCAAACTTCTACCGATGGAGATTGAGTATCTAATAGGGTGCTATTTTGTATTCTGATGACTCTACTACTTGTAGTGCCATTAAAAGAAAAATATTTATTGTTTATATTACTAGTGTATGTTGGAGTATTTATAATTTCTCCAATCATATTATTTCCACTGAGATCATAACAGCTGTTACCTGTGCCTGGATAGCATTTAACGTTACCAAAATCCATATTAAATACTAATCCATCATTAACAATTTTAGGAGAATAATCTATACTCATTAATCCTCCTTTTCGACGACTAACTGTTCTACATCTTTACGAGTTCCTGTAAGGGTCCAGAAAAATTGTAATTCTCCAAGGGTTTTGGCTCGATCAGCCCTAACCACAAATTTATTATTTGGCAAGTCTATGGAATCGACATATATATTTTTCCCATGTTTATAATTAGTAATTTGTATGTTCAAAGTTTCATCGTCATGAATAAGGTCTCGAAGATAATCAGGCAATTCTACAATTCCAATACCTTTTATAACTTTACCCCTACCGGTTAATCTTACTCCATGATAAGGACTCTCTAAAGAGCCGTATTCGAGTGAATATCCTTCTTTGCTAGGATGATTGATTCGGAAACTTTTTGTTGTAGCTCCAAAATTACCATTAACTTGAAGTTTATATGTTGGAGAAGATGTTCCGATTCCAATTCTATCAGTACTAGCATCAACAAAAAATAAATTGGAATCCGTATCTCCTTCTATTCTAAAGTCAATGTCGGCCCCAGTTTCATTAACTATTACATTTCCGTTATTATAATTGATTCTTAAAGATTCTGAAATCCCACCATTGATGGAGTCAAAAATTAAATCGTGACTTGTTCCTTCTCTGTATATTTGCATACGAGCAGAAGCATCGCCAAATTTTATTCCACCACTTCCTGCGACATTTTGTGTCTGTAGGTATAAATATGAATTATCTCCATAAACCGTCATCTTTTCAGCAGGACTTGCCGTTCCAATTCCAATATTCCCATTGGTGGTGATTCTCATGGCTTCAGTACCACCATTATTACCCACTCCAAATCTAATATAATCTGAAGTGCCAACCCCGGTAGTAGATCTAAATGATAAGTAACTGCTCGCTGCGCTGCCACCAGCAATAGGGTATCCATTGACCATCTGCATAGCGTTACTATCTATCAATATTACTTGTGTTGATCCAGATGGGGTTGTTGCTGCTCCTCCTCCGCCAATCCAAAAACAGTGTTGACCAGTAATATAGTCCATAATAAAAGAACTGTATAGTGCTGCCCTATTGGCTCTTAGCCAATTATTATTGGTATAACTTTGTCCACCAAGAGTAAATCCGGCATTATAAGCATTATTATAAAGCTGTATAGAAGACCTAGCAGCAGTTCCAGAAGTATTGGTGTTAGTAATTCTAATTCCTGTATCCGTATTAGAATTAAAAGAAAGATCCAATGGCGCTTGAGGATTATTTGTTCCTATTCCGACATTTGTACCATTATCGAAAACAAGACTATTTACAGCAGTTTGACTACCGCTAAATTTTGGCAAATAGTTTATTGTTCCAGTCGCTGAGACTTTAGTCGCTAAATTATTAGTTATTGTAGTGCTAAAATTAGCATCATTTCCTAATGCAGCAGCTAACTCGTTTAGAGTATCAAGAGCGGCTGGAGCTGATGCTACCAAATTACTTACTTCAGATCTGACAAAAGATGTTGTTGCTATCTGATTGGTATTTGTTCCTCCTGCCGCTGTTGGTGCTGTTGGTATACCAGTCAAAGATGGACTAATAAGAGGAGCGTATATCCCATTAACTAGCCCACTAACAGAACTATTAAAATCTGTTATATTAGATGAAGTATGATTATGATTACTTAATTGCGCCCAAGTTTTTGTACCATCACCAATTTTTAAGATATTATTTGTAATATCATATCCAGGCTCCCCAGAAGCCAGAATGGGATTTGTGGTTGTCCAATCGCTAGACAACCCCTTGCGTAATCTTATACTCGTATTTACAGGCATACTGTCTCACTATAGCTAGGTCCTAAAATACTATTATACTACCATCAGACTAATAATAAACTAAACAATTTATTATATTTCCACTATTATGGTGTACCGCCGTCTATAATAAAATATGCAAGGTTTATAGTGGGTGTTGTGGTACTGCTTCCATATAATATCTTTGTACTAGGATTGTAATTAAGATCAGGAGCTACTAATGCGGCTTGATTACCTCCAGTACCTCCAACGAATGTTGGATAATGTGTACTATTACTACTTCCAGTAGTAACAGCAATATTATTAGCATTTGTGGCAGTTGTAGCAGTTGTGGCTGTACTAGCATTGCCATTTAATGTTCCAACAAATGTAGTAGACGTTACGCTACTAAGACCTGTGATTGTTTTGTAGCGGCTGCTCCTAGTGTTATTGCTGTAGAACCAATGGTAACAGAGCTATTAACTAGTTGACTATTATCAACACCACCAGCCTTAATACTAACAGCACCAGAAGTTACACTAAAGTCACCACTATTAAAACTAGCAATGCCTTTGGATGATGTCGTAGCATCCGGAATACTGCTAGAAGTAACCCCTGTTACTCTTCCATAAGAATCTGTACTTACTGTTGTAACATAACCAGAACCGCTATCTGTGCGAGTAACAGTTGCCAAGTCAATATTATCAGCATTTACTACTATTCTTGCAGTACTCGCGGTTCCTACATCTACAGTATTTCCGGTCTTGGTTAAACCACTACCAGCAGTAATCTGACCAGCACCACTAAATTGAGCAAAAGCTAAACTCGTTGTTCCTAAAGTTATGGTATCATTGGTTGTGAGAACCCAGCCGCTATCTGCATTTGCTGTACCTTCTGCAACGAAGGTAAACATTCCAGCGGTTACCTCGGCGTTGCTATCAGCATCTGTTGCTCTAGTCCAGGCTCCAGCAGCAACAACATAGATACCATTTTGACTGGCTGTGCTTTGATCTTTAACTAATACTCTGTCTCCAGCAATAACGCTTACACCGTCAATTGTTTGCGTACCAGATAATGTAATATTAGCTGTGGTAGCGACCCTGACGCTTTGTTTAACGTCTAAACCACTACGAGCAGCATCAACATAGCTCTTACTAGCCGCATCTGTATCATTTGTAGGAGTACCTAAATTAGTAATTTTATAGCCATTCAACGATACATCTGCCGTAGGAACAGCCATCTGATCCAAGCGGTTTGTTCTGACAGCAGTATTAAAATCATTAATATTACTTGCAACTAATCCGCTTCCACTAACTGTAACATCTCCGGTTACTGTCAAAGTACCGCTAACTGTTGGACTGTTAGAGAAAAGAACGGCGCCTGTTCCTGTCTCGTCTGTAACTAGCGTGCTCAGATTTGTGCTATTTGGAGTTAATAGAAAGTTTCTAGCATTAGTACTGAGATCTGTAATATCTGATAATTGAATTGTAGGATCACTTAAACTGATAGTAAGGGTACTTCCATTAGTTCCTGTACTAACTGAAATTCCGCTTCCTGCTACAAAGCTAGTGGGCAGCACAGCAGCGTATGATAAACTGCTCCATGCTGTTGAGCCATCACCAATCTTAAAACGACCTGTGTCTGTCTCATAACCTATTTCACCAGCATATAATATTTGACTTGTCCATTGATTTGCTCCGGCAGCAGCTGTACCTCTGCGCACTTGAATTCTTGTTTGAACTGGCATGGTAATACCTTTCTTAAAATGTAATAAGTGTTAGTTATGGTGATCCGCAATCAAATTCATAATTATCTAAATAATCATCTAAATCAGAAATGTTTGCGGCATCGATCTCTATATTTGCCAAGTATTGAGCCAAACCATCTATCCTGCTAACATCCAAATTCCCTACAATCTTACTCATAGGAATATCGTCTGGCAAATCGCTTGCCAAAATCTTTTCAGTATTAACTATTTCAACATTAACAATATCAAATTTTTCAATTTCAACATTATTGGTTATAGTTCCAAAAGAAGTTTCAAGCTCTAAATAGTTAACGGTTGGTTCTAAAATTTCCAATATAAAGTTACTCATACTTTAGCATTCCAATACTTGTGAAGCCTGACTGAATCGTTTAACAATATTTATTGTTCCATACAATAATCTTGTTGTGTATTTGCCACCACCAGCATATAAATCATCTGGACTTTGTAGCTCCAAGTCGTATTTTGCATTAGTAAATGTAAATGTATTAGTTGTGCCAGCTGGTATCATTAAAGTTAATTTACCAGCAACAGCATCTATGGTAAACTTATATACACTATAATCAGTATTCGATGATAAAAAAACCTGAGTGACATTACTATTGGTTTTCCAGGTTAATCGAGCACACCAGTCTGTCAAGTCTATTGGGTTACCATTCTGATCCTTATATATTAAAGATAGTTTAAAAGAAGATCCTTGTTCTATACTGAAATCATATTTACTAGCAGCCATATGTTGACCCTATTTGTTGTTATAATAGAGAGTTGCTATGAAGATATACACTAAATGTGTAATACATGCAGCAAAACCATGAGTATATGAGGTATACAAAAGAAAAGAGCCACCCGTTAGGATGGCTCTAGTCTTTCGCAATTATCGATTACTTAACTCTCAGAGAGAGCCAATGAGAACTCTACGATTGTCTAGAACGGCAAAGCCTTGTTCGCCCCATCCGTAGAAGCCTGCTCTCTTCTGACGATGTAGTGTATCGTCTTCGAAGATTTGAACTTCTTCGCGAACTGGCATTATGAAACTATCTCTCTTACGCATATCTAGACCAACAACAATTTCAGCATCACCCGATGGCACAGAGCCATTGAGAACATTTTCAAAGAACAATTGGTATTCTTGACCTTCGCCAAGTTCGTCAAGGTCATGTAGATTGATACCAAATACTCTGTTAAGAGTACCATCGGCAGCTGTATAGATTTCTCTACGAGTTACCTCGTCAACCTGATCGATACCCCAATTGCGAATGTCTTCCATGGACTCTGGAGAGACATAAAGATCTGTCAATTGACCGCGATTGTTACTTGCACTGTTACCACCGCCATTACGACGCATAACAGTCTTCATCAAGCTTACCAATCTCTTGGTGAATTGACCACCGCTAGCATCGCTGTCAAATACAACGATATTGCGGTCAACACCAGCGGCTAGAAGTGTATGCCAGCCATCATCGTTAAGCTTCTTAACGAATTGGCCTTCGAGCACTTCCATAGCACGACCAACAACGTCCCAGCGAGCATCTCTGGCATACTTTAATAGCCAATCGATACTAGCTCCGACGTCGTAGGTTGGTACCATGACGTAATCGCTCTCAATGTGACGTTCTGGAACATATCCATGATTAGGAATGGTATATGCCACGAAGTCTTTTTCTGTGCCTGGAGCAAGAAAGTCAAGGGGAAATTCTGGAGTAGCGCCTTGAGCCAAACGAATTGGTTCGAAGATGCCGTCTAGAATATCACCACTCATGATACCTTGACGAAGTGGTAGCTCTAAAGCTTTAGCAAATTCAGCATTTGCAGCCAGAGCTGTTTCACGGTTCATAGAACCAGAACGAACCAAAAGATCGGTTAGCTCCGGTGTGGGTTGAAAAGCTTTACTGTTACCTGTCATGGTTTTTCTCCTTGAGATTTAAATTATAGGTTAACTGATACTTTAGCGTAGCCGTCGGCATCTTTTGCGCTCAAAAATTGACCAATTTTAACTGCACTACTGGCAGAACTGGTTCCAATTAAACCGTTAGCACCAACGTAAGCATCGACGCCAGCGGATGGGGTAGCACCAGAAACAATCTTGTTGGTTGTTACCTGACCTTGACGGAGTAAAGTTACCTTGCCGCCCTTTTGAACTTCGTCACGATACCAATTGATGTGCTGACGAGTTAGATCAAGGTCAACAACATCGTTAAGTAGAATGCCTACAGGCTTGCCAGAAACGGCAGTAGCGTATTCTACAACAGCGTTGGCATCGTCCATCGACACGCCACTACCTGCTGTAACAACACAAACTACACCGCCTCTTTCAGCCACGGAATTCATGAAGAAAGATACGTCTGTTAGTAATTCGATACGATCTGGTTTAAGAGCCATGTTTATTCTCCCTTATTGAGTGTTTTACCTAATCTATTATAAACAAATTCTACTAGAGCTGAACGAGTTGATTCAATTGCTGCGTCGGTTTCTTGACCGCCAACACTTAGATCAACTGTTTCTTCTGTTTCAACACTATCTAGAACTGTTTCATCAATAGTGGTTGCTTCAGAAGCCTTTTTCTTGGCTAACATTTCTTCGTCTTTCTTATCTTCTTCCATCTTCTCTGCTTTGCGCTTTGACATAGCAGCAATGAGTGAAGATAGACCACTGAAAGTCGAATCATCCAAAGCTTCAAATTGATCAGCTGTGGAGAGAGCGAGTTCTTGCTCAAGGCCGTTTTCCATTAACTCAGCAACCCTTTTCATCTTCTTTTCTTTCTTGAGCATATCTTCTTCTTTGGCCTTGTAACCAGCTAAAGTTTCGGTTAATGCTGAAAGTTCGGCTTGCATCTGACTTAGGGCTTCTTCTTTAGCCTTGATAAGTTCTTCTGTTTCAGCAGCCTTATTGGCTAGAGTCTCATCAAACTCAGCCTTCATCTTTTTCATCTCGTCATCTTTTTCTTCTAATTCTTTATCTTTGTTCTTGACGGCTGCTTCGAGAGTGATTGTTTTGTTTTGAAGCTCAGTAGCTAAAGAGTAGGCTTCTTTTACTGTGTCAGCACAACCGGCCGATACAGATTCTACCTTGTCTTTTAGCTCGGCTACTTCTTTTTCTAAGTCTACGCTCATTGTATTATTCTCCGTATTAGAGTTAAACTGATTATTAGATACACCCAAATTAGCAAAAATGCTATTTTTTTTATTGAATAAATTATCAAGATTGAAAATTATACTATCGGGATTAGCTGGTTTGTCAACAAAACCCTTACCAGAAAAAGTAATATTTCTTAATACTCTTCCTATTTTATAGTTTTCATGTTGACCCATACCGCCATATGCTCTAAGATGTTTTGTTAAATAAGCAGTGCTTTCATTTCTTGGCAAAACAGAATAACTACCAGTACTAATATCTAATAAACCATAATCAAATCCCTTAAAAAAGCACTCCATACTAACATACTTTTTACCGTCTTTAATTTCACTAATAAGTTTTTCTGCTCTATCTCTAAGATCGTTACTAGTATAAGCCCTATAAATTACTGAGCCTGTTAAGATATGATATTTATCTGGTAGATTATCTATTGGAGTATTTTCGTCAATTAAAATACCATCTTCTGTTATAGGCCAGTTTGATGTAATGTGGCCTATTATTACGCTCTCATCATGCTCTAGATTAGTTGGTTTGTCTTCTGGAGTATTCTTAGCGCTCCATACTTCTGCTTTATCAAATATATCATCATTTTTATTCCAAGACGTACTTACTAAAATAGATTGTACATAATATAAGTCTTCATCTTTATATGAGGCTAAGCTTTGTAAAGTTTTAGCTACAGAATGTCCATAATCACTATCGCAAGGTTGAATATGGGATGCATATGAGATTGATGCAGTAGATTGTAGTACGGCTTCTAATCCATCCTCTTTCTCATAGTTAAATATGTGCATAATATTTAGCTTTCTTGTGAATATATGTGAATGTAATATGCCGCTTTGGCTTGCTTTAGTTCTTCTACTGTTAATTGTTTATTTAACTCAGAACTTAGACTTTTAAGCCATATATTATACCCCATAACTAAATTTTTAGTCGTTTTTTCGTCAATTTCGGCTAACTTAGATATGATTATTTCTTCGGATAAGTTTGAAAAAGGGGTCAAGCTAAAAAGAACTTTATTTTTAAATGTATCTACTTCTTCATATTCTTTATTAGACAATGATCTTAAATTTTTCTTTTGATAAAAATCAAGAAGAATCGGATTTAAGCAGGAATTTATTTTCTCTTGAGCGTCATTAATCCACATCATCAATTTGGCGCCGGTCTGCGGGGAAAATTCTTTTTCTTTTCTCTGTTCGGTATCTTTAGAATTTTTAGGCCTTCCTTGCTGTGGTTGCCCTGGCAAAGATTCCGGCTTCTTTGCCAACTGCGTTGGGCTTTTCTGAGGAGTCTGCGCTTGCTTAGAATCCATAGCTGCCTGCTCTCCGGGTTTCTTTTTCTGTAAATCCAAACCGACTTGACTTGGAGCCACAATACCAGATTGTAATGCTATTTTCTTTAAAGCATTTTCTATTTGCGGATCATGCCACGGTCCTGCCTTGTTAACCATACGTTCATTATTCCTGTCTCTACTCTCTCTATTTAGTCTATATCTTTCCATGTCTGGATCCATACCAAAACGAGTTTGTAATAATTCGTCACTAATAAGATTCCTGTCTACCAACTGGATAAGTAGTGCTTTCTCTGCATCTTCATTACTTAAATCCATTCTATCAAATTCAATTTTTGCTGGATATCTAAAACCCATTGATTTCTGAACAGCAGCAATTTCTTTTTCCCAAAATTCTACTAATATATCTCTTCCATATTGTAGTCTTTGAGTTAATGTTTTCAGACTTATAAAGTTATTGGTCGTTCCCGCAGCACCATACGTTCCAGTAAGCGTAGGTGGAATCCCTAAGCCTGCGTATACAGCATTCAAATGAGGAATATATTTACCTTCTCCTAAAAATTGATGAACGTTAGTATTGCTCTCTATCAATTCTAAGTCTGGACCCCATACTAGATCCATTGTTCCGCCACCGACGTTGTTTCCTAATATCTGAGATAGCTTTGCTGCGGCAGCCTTTGTTGGAGAAATTTTATGTTCTAAACTTCCAAGTTTAAAAATACGAATATTTGAAATGGCTCCGTCTAGCGCTGACATATCAGCTAATTTTAACTTTTCAATTACTGTGATATCATCCATGATAGCATAAATCATGGGATAAGCCCATGTTTGCCAATCGTCTTTCTTATAATGAAAAACTAATATCTTAGTAGGATCTAAAGGGTATGGTTTTTTGGTTTTAGCTGCTTCAATAATTTGTTGTGGTAATTTAGAAACTATCTCTACCTCATTTGGATTTTTAGGGCTATTGATAGTTTTTCTAAGATTTGCTGGTAATACTAATTCATATCTTTTATCTGCCACAAAAGAAGATAGTTGACCTGCCGATACCTCTACAAATACTGGATCAAGAAAAGTATATCTCCAAGGTATTTCTCTTTTTTCTAGCATGGCATCTTCTAAGTCATTAAGAACTATATCAGGAGCAGCTATTGCTTTGTATAGCTTGTCTGCAACTTTCAAGCTAAGCTTAGCTGTTTGTTTATTAATTACTACATTCCCTGTTTTATATAGATTGTTTAAGAACCTTTCACTACGGTCCTTGCCCCTTACTCTTTTAAACCACTGCCTATAAAATCTTTCTATTCTTTTATTTTTATGAACTAGACGAATTCCTTGAGCTGCAAAATCTCCCATGAGATCAATAACATTTTTTACTAATCCTACTCTTTGATAGATATCATCAGCGCGTCTTAGGATAGCTTTGATTTTTGTAGGAACAGCTTCTTCTGGTCTAAAGTAATCGTAATCACCACGAGTTAAACCGGGACGACCAGAGGTATTTGGAGCTAAATTAGAATAGTCAAAACCATAGCGTCTGCTGGCTTGTGCTTGTTGAATACCAATAAATTCTTCTAAATTTCCTGATGTTTCATTAAGGGCTTTTTGGCGACTTTCTGCATCGTCACCCCATGTAACGTATGCTGGCATATCGGCTAATTCTGCATTTTGGATAGCTTCGCTCTTTGGGTATTTTTTGGCCATATTAATAATACAATTGTAATGGGAATGGAAAACTATTGATTAGTACACCTATTAATCTTTATATACTCCTTTATATATATCATCATTGGCTCCTGAGGTAAACCAATCTGGCCCTTTATACATTGTAGTATCTTGAGATGACACAATATTTCTCCTAAAGTCACCAATCATATCATATTCTACTGGCTTTAATGTTCTATTCATTTGTCTAGCTAGCATATTAGCTATTACTAGAGCACTATATCTATCTTTGCGTAATCTTCCCTTTTTACCTCCTGGTAATTTTACTTCTGGAGTATCCCAACGATCTCTAGCATTAGGGCCGGTGCTGGTTTGCGTCATTACTATAGTGGTCAATTCATTTTTAAGTTCTTCTATTTCTAAAATACATTCGCTAGCACTGTCATAGATAGGATTTAAATCAGTAGTCATAATGTCTTTATTTTCTTTATCTAATGCTAAACCTAGAGTTAAATTATCAAAGCGAGGAAATAGTAATACTTTATCTTCTAGATCTTTACGTAATCCATGATTAGCTTGACTTGTCCAATCTGCCTTCGCAAATTGTACTAATTCTAGAATATGTAATCCGGATTGAGCATCTGTGTCTTTAGATTTATCGTAATCTATAACTGGCCATATAACATGCTCTCCTTCTTCTATCTTAGAAGGATCATGTAGCGCTTCTTCTATGGCAACACCACCACCCTGAGCATCCATGCCGATACGGACAGGAGGAAAACTTTTCATCAAATTGCGTATCTTGCGAGCACAAAATCCATAAAAGTCATACTCATTAGCTAGACCAGCTTTTTGTCTATCCTTAAAGTTGTTTCTATTAGTAGTCCAGCAATATACTATTCTAGAATGATCAGGATGTACTTCTAATATCACTATGCTAAAATTATCTTGTTCGCTAGCAGGATCGATTCCATAGATATACTTATAATTGCCATTACCCTGAACAACAGAATCAAAAATAATTGGCTTATTATTAATTACAATATTATTTGCTTCAGTACATACACAGCTTTCTATTAAACTACGCCTGAAAAATCCTTCACTATCATTAACAAAGCAAGCAGCATATTCCATATTGTAAATACCGGTATGAATTGTTGCTTTGGCTCGTGAAACCTGTTTATCATCCATGAAACCTTTAGGAATTAATTCATAAGGAATACGAATAATACTATAGTCTCTCCAATTAAAGTTAGACGGAACTTCTCCTTTAAATATTTCTTCTAACTTACGTTGGTCACCCTTGCTTTCAATGATAGACTTGTATCTTTTCCAATAACTAGCAAAATGTTTAAATCCATAATCTGCTGTTCCAGATATGATTGCCTGATTACCCATTTTTAAATTAATGACATCTAATTCTGGTGTCCATAAACCAGAATCAATCATCGCCTGTCTTTTGGCTTGTTCTTTAACATTCTGAATAGGGCTAGCAGAAACAGCAGCGAACCCCGAGACTACTGTTTCATATATTTCGGGACTGATAGAAGCAAACTCGTCAGCAATAATTATATGAGCGCGTAGACCTCTAATCTTACTTCCGTCGCCCATAGGAATAGCAATTGTCCAACTATCTCCTAGGCGGATAGTACATCTATCCACATCTCTGCGAGGGCCATCATCATTTCCATTAAAGATACTTCTTAGTATAGGACTATTTCTCCAAATAGTTTCCATATACTCGAAAATGATTTTACTTTGACGGAATGCGGCGCCTACAACCACAATCTTTGTCCCAGGAAAAAATGCGCAACGGATAATACAATATAGAGCCAATAGGAACGACTTACCCCAACCACGACTAGCAATATACATAGGAAATGCGCGAATCCAAAATTCTTGTAAAATACAAATTTGCATAGGATGCAATTCAATATCAAATAATAGTTTACAAGTAGCACCCAAGTATCTGGGATCTCTCATAATTTTCATAAGATGTAAGTCTGGATTTTCTATATCCTCCTTATTCCTATGTATCATTATATTCTTATCAAGAGATAAGACAGATAAATCGCCTAGACCTAACCAGGCATCATCAAACTGTTTTGTTTTTGCTGTGGACTTCAAGATAGTAAACCTTATTCATTATGTATTCTGCCATCTTCTCCGCATCAGATGGACATCCGCAAAAAACAACTTTGATATTATGAAACATTTGCCATTCAAGAATGTGCTTCATAATAAAACTAGGACTAATTTTTACTTTGTCCCACATATGTTTTGGTAAAGAAGATCCTATTGGATAACTGAGAACATTTTCTAAATCAAACTCTAATAGAATATAAGCATATTTTGTTTTAGACAATCTATCAATCACATCTTTAAATCTAGATTCTATAATATTGTTAGCTATTTCATTGATACTTTTTTTGCGTTCTATTGCCAGTAAAGGCTCTAGGCCCTCTATGCTATAGTCACCAGTATCTAGCTTTCTATTAGCAGTAGTATAGTTATCAAACGACCACGGTTGTTGTTCTCGTGTGTCTACGATAATAGTGAAATTATTTTTTATCATGATGTTGAGCTACTATTCTAAGGAATACGGCCGCATATATGTCTTCCATCCCGGTAATCATTTTATGATGTTCTTTGCATAAAGTAATACCGTTATTAGGTTCGAAACGTAAGCCAGGATACTGAGCCCAAGGTCTAATGTGATGAGCATTTAATTTTTTCTTACAATTACATCCTGGCCATTTGCACTGAAAGTTATCTCTTGTGTAAACTAATTTTCTCCATTTTTTGTATGCTGGATCTTCAAAGTTTCTACGCATTAGCAAAAGCCTTAATATCGCTGTCAACCATATCTTGTACTAAATCATCAAATGAAAAAGACTGTTCCCAGCCTAGTGCTTTTCTAGCCAAGTCATTTCTACCACACAGATAATCTACTTCTGCTGGACGATATAGATTCTGATCTATCTCAACATATTTAGTATAGTCTAATCCAGCATAACTAAAAGATCTTTGTAAGAAATCTAAAATTGTCCAAGTTTTACCAGTGCATATAACATAATCTCTGGGCGTATCATCTTGCAACATTAAATGCATAGCATTCACATAGTCCTTAGCATGACCCCAATCCCTTTTAGCATTTAAATTGCCTAGCTTTAATGCTTCATTAGTTTGATGATTAATTACTTGTCCAATATATTTTGTAATTTTACGAGTTACAAAATTTTCTCCGCGTCTTGGGCTTTCGTGATTAAAAAGAATACCACAGCACCCAAATATGTTATAAGCATTACGGTATATTTGTACCAAACGATGACTAGCTAATTTAGCTACGCCATAAGGACTCTGTGGAATAAATGGAGTATTTTCATCTTGGTATTTGTTGTTAGCGTCATCAATACTATAATTACTGCCAAACATTTCACTAGTACTAGCTTGATAAAATTTAGTTTCTGGAGAAGAATGGCGTATAGCATCTAAAATATTAATGACTCCCAAAGTATTAATTTGAAAGGTCGTAGTAGGTTGCGCAAAACTAGTTCCAACATGGCTCTGAGCTGCCAGATTGTAAAATTCATCTGGTTGATAATGTGAGATAATTTGTAAACATCCACTAGGATCTGTTAAATCGAATTCTTCTAATGTAAAAAGTGGATGATTAATAATGTGCAATATTCTTTGAAAATTGTTTGTGCTATTTCTGCGATGTAATCCTATAACTCTGTATCCACGTTCTAATAATAGTTCTGATAAATATGATCCATCTTGACCAGTCACGCCAGTAACTAATGCTGTCTTATCCATTATAAACTCCTTGATTATTATGAACTAGCCAACAACCACTCATGGTTTGGATTGTTTTAAATTTTTCATTTACTGCTTGAGGTACTCCTGGCCATGAGAAATAATCATGACCAGCCATCATTCCATTATTTTTAAGTTTAGGATACCATAGTTCTATATCTTCCTTAACACATTCATAGGCATGGCACATATCAATAAAAATAACGTCTAACGAGTTATTCTCAAATTGTTGAGCTGCGTCTTTAGATAATGCTCTGACAGGCGTAAACTTACGATCCCCCATATTTTCTAAAAACATTTGATAGATATCTTGCTGTGTTGCTAGCTGATGAGTTGAATTGATTTCATTTTCTGATCCTTTCCAGCTGTCCACAATATAGACTGTAACGTCTGGCCTTTTGGCCGATACTATGTCACATAAATAAGAAGAGCTTTTACCTAGCCATGCACCACATTCAACAAATATTCCATTCTGTGGAATTTTAGATACTAGTTCATCGTATAATGTTTCAAAATCAAACCAGCCGTCTATCTGCGATGTTGCTTTCATGTTCACTCCACGGTATCTGGTGTTAGGAAAGGCTTATCTACCACGCCATCTTGGTATTCATGATATTCGCCCATTTTTTTGAAAGTACGAGATGCTGCCATGTTAAGTATTTCCATTTCTCGTCCTTCTTTTTCTCTTAACTCTTCATCTTCTAACATGCGTATTAATCCTGTCCAGCTACTTTTCCCATCTTCTATTCTTTTGATTCGTTGTTCTCGTGTAGCCTTAAGATCTTTACTAATTTTTTGCTGCTCATTAAGAAGTTTTGTATATTCATTTGTATAATTAGCGATACTGTTGCGAGCGAATCCGAGTTGAGTTTCGAGACTAGATAATTTAGGTATGTCTCTTTGATCTTCTGGTTTTTCATATTCTTTATCCACCAGTTTTTGCAATTTCTCTGTTTCCGCAATATGACGTTTTCTTTCTTTCATGCTACGATTGATCAATATATCTATAGTAATAAATTGTTTGATTTGCAATTCTTCTGCGGGTAAAACGTCTTCTCTAAATTGACGTATTAACCCTACCCATGTATCTTCAAAGTATTGTAGTTCTCCGCTATCTTCATCAAACTGTCTTTTGATTTCATTCCAAAAGGTTTTACTATGTAATTTATATTTAAGATAATCGTTATCTTTTTTCTCACTGTCTGATACTAATAAAGATTTTTCTTCAATGTACCTTTTAATAGGAGCATCATTACGATTTAGTCGTTCTGCTATTTCGTCTATAGATAATGATTCTACATTATCGCGTATGAATTTTTCCTCGTCTAAGCTTAGCTGTCCTCGTTTTTTGGGCATAAGTTACTTTCGCTTATTAAGGTTTGAATATATGTTTGTAATTTTAATAGTTGCTGTTTTGGTACCTTAAGACCATGCTTAAGTTTCAAATAGTTTTCTCTGTGTTCTAATGATACGTTTTGGTCCAAAAAATCTAATATTTCTTTATTGGATATAGAGTCTACAAAGCCGCTGGACTGAGAGTGAAGAGACTCTGGTTCTTTTTCAATATATGATGGTTGCATAATATTCTTTTTGGTTTCGTTACGAGCTGACCAATTAGAATATAGCTCACAATCGTCTTTGTTGGTAAACTTGGAACATTGACTGGTTGAGCAGGCGTAATTCTTATCAAAAAATGGACAAGTTAAACAGGGCTTATCTGGCCTTTGGTAGTTATTTCTTTTGTAGTTGAATAGGCGATTGCGAATATGGGTCCAAAGGAAATTTTCAAGGGGTCTTTTATTGTCGTACTTTTGTAGTCCTTCTAAAGCAAATATATATGCTTGCTGTTTCATATCATCAAAGTCATGGTATCCAAACTTAAATTTATATCCTAATCTTTTGCTTATATTTTCAACCACTCTAACAAATTCGCTTTCGTCTACATTATGTGGTAATGATGATTCAGCCTTCTTGGGCACTTTGGCCTTTTTCCTCAGTTTGGGCGGACTTTTGGTTATTTTTTTCTTTTTCTTCATATAGTAATTCTGCTATGCTTTTTCCTTCTGGAAGATTTAATTCATTTTCAGAGACCGAAACACTAGCTTCGGCCTTAACGCTAAGGGTACTAGCAACAAATGGTAGTTCGTTAGGATCGATCATTTTTTCTCCTTGCATTATGAGATCAACTTGATACTATTATATGGTTGTATACACTTTAGTCAACAATATTAATCGAAAGGACCATTTTATGGCAACATACAAAAAGTGGACAGAGGCCGAATTGGATTTTATCCGTAATAATCAGCAACTTTTAAGCGATGATGAACTAGCAGCAAAATTAGGCCAAATGACAGGTGGTAATGTAACAACCGCCATGATTCGCCGTCAAAGAAGGAAGCTAGGAATTCAAAAGGCCAAGGGACGTCGCCCTAAGAATCGCAATAAGGTTGTGGAAACCGGCCAAGTCTGAAAAGATGTGTGGCATTGTGGCATATAAAGGTAGGCAGCAATGTCTACCTTTTTTGCTTGATGGACTGAAAAAGTTGGAGTATAGGGGATATGATAGTGTAGGATTGGCCTATAAAGTTGATGATAAAATAGAATTGGTGAAACAAATTGGTCGAATTGAAAACCTAACTCTTTCGGTTCCATTAAGCACACCATCATTCATGGGAATGGGCCATACTCGCTGGGCCACCCATGGAAAACCGTCACTAGAGAATTGTCATCCTCATGTGTCGCCGGATGAGTCTTTGTATCTGGTTCATAATGGTATAATTACAAACTATGAAAGTTTAAGGGTAAAAAATTATGCTTATTATGGAAATACTGACAGCGAAGTTTTGCTATCCGTTATTTATACAGAGTTTATCAAACATCATGATCTGGCCGAGTGTGTGAAGACCTGTTTAAAAAAGGTTGAGGGATCGTATGCTATTGTTATTATGAGCGCCTCTAGCATGATCGTGGCGTGTAAGAATAGCTCTCTGGTTATTGGAATGGGTTCTGACGGATACTATGTGGCTAGTGATTGTGGAGCTTTGGAAGATTATGCAGATAAGGTGGTGTTCCTGGGTGAGAATACTGTGGGGGAAATTGGTCAAGATTTAAAGTTGTGGAATTTATTAGATAACTCAATGATAGAGTATAGGTCTGAGGTTTTGAATAATAAGAATAGTAAGATTAGTAAGGGAAATTATGATCATTTCATGTTAAAGGAAATATATGAACAGTCAGAGGTGGTCAACGAATGTTTAAGGGGGCGATTGTTTGATGATGTAAGATTAGATGAATTAGAAAAGTATAAGGATAGATTCTACGGGTGCAATACTGTTACATTATTAGGCTGTGGGTCTAGCTACTATGCATGTTTATTAGGCAAATATTATTTGGAAGAATTATGTGGAATAAAATGTTTGGTAGAAAGTGCTGGCGAATTTAGTAACAGACATCCTGTGATATCAAAAAGAGATGTTGTAATATGTTTGAGTCAGTCTGGGGAAACTGCTGATCTTTTAAATGCTGTTAGATTAGCCAAGAGTTATAATTGCTGTGTTATATCAATCTGCAATACTGATAATTCGTCACTAACAAAACTGAGTGATTCTTACATATTGTGCAGAGCAGGAGTTGAAGTTGGTGTGGCTAGTACCAAGGGATTTACGTCACAAGTATTAGTATTGTTATTAATAGCATTATGGTTAAATTCTAATAAATTAACGAATCATTTAAATGCACTGTCTTTTTATATAGGCGAAACTTTAAAACTGTCATCTAGAATAAAAAGAGATGTGGCTTATTATAGTAGTATGGAAAGATTTTTGTTTGTTGGTAAAAAGTATAATTATCCTATAGCATTGGAAGGGGCATTAAAGTTAAAAGAGATATCATACTCTAGTGCTGAAGGATATGCCTCTTCGGAAATGAAACACGGACCTATAGCTTTGGTGGATAAAAATACTTTAGTTGTTGGTGTGGGCGGATCTGAGATTGATCATACCATTGAGGAGATAAAAGCTAGAGATGGTAATGTGATAAGAGTGGGGCCTGTGGGCAATAATATTGATTGGGGCGTTAGTGATGTTCCTGAAGAATTATGTCCTCTATTGTATGTTATAGTTCTACAGCTATTCTCTTATCATTATGCAGTGATGAAAGATAAAGACGTTGATAAACCTAGAAATTTAGCCAAAAGTGTAACGGTGATATAATGATATACATAAGGCCAATAAATGTTAACGATAATTTTGCTCAATACATGGAGTGTGTTGAAGATTTAAATAGTTCAGGGGTGGAGCTGGCCAGTGTGGAACAGATTAAAAGGGCGTTGTCATCAAGACCAAGCAACATAATAACATATGTTATAGTGGATAAAGAATCTATTGTGGCAACAGCCACTTGTATATTTGAAAGAAAGTTGAGATACAATCAGTTGTGCTGTCATATTGAGGATGTAGGAGTTCACAAAGATTACAGATCTCGCGGATTTGGTAAATTGATCGTGGATCACTGCATCAGTGCTGCTGTAAATAAAAGATGCTACAAAGCAAAGTTATTCTGCTCCAATGAGCTAGAGCCATTCTATAGAAGCATGGGATTCAGAAAGAATAATCTTGGAATGGAAAAGATATTAGTTTGATAATGGGGGAGGTTTAGGTAATACATTATGGTTATTGGGCTTGTATTGTGTTTGCACCACCGCCGCCTTGGGCAGATTTTTTGCATACCCCTTTGAAAAACAGAAAAACCCCCCTATTTGTAGGGGTGCATATTCGTACACTGCCAACGCGACCACGAATGTACCCCCACGAGAGAGGGGGAAGTTATAGCGAATCCTGTGCCAAACTTTTAGGCTTTCGACATTGTAAGAAATGACGCCGAAACTCGATTCTACTAAGTGTCCACTGAGCGTAACTCCAATGGTGGCAAGGATTTAGGGAAAATAAAATATTTCGCTTGACCGTTTTCCGTATAATGGAACGTCGAAAGGAAGAAAAGGGAAACCTAATCTACCTTACGACATTGTAAGGAAAAAAAGTATTTGACGCCGAACATTTGGCCGATATACTTAGTAGTAGAGAAAGACAGAAAAGGAAAAAAGGAAAGAAAATGATTTTTACTCGTCCCCGTGCTGAAGGTGGTCGTGATGTTGTCGGTTGCGAGATTGCTTGCAACTATCAGGGGTCGAAGGATCCCGCTCCCCTTCGCATTGTGGGAATCGTCAAGAGTCAGCGTAAGGTCGAAGGTAAGGGAAACCTTTTGACTGTCGAAACGTCGGACGGTTTCCGTAGTCTCTACTTCGAGAAGGCTACCGACGTTACCTTCTACGCTCCCCGTCCGAAGGTTACGAATACCGACGATGGATACGATGCGTGGAAGGATAGCAACCTAGTCAAGTATGGATACGTTCCCCGTCGTCACTATCGGTGATAGACGGCACGATATGCAGACCCTTTACCCTTACCCCCTCAAAGGAACTACCATGAAGAATCGTTTCCCTATCATCGAAAACGCTAAGCGTCAGGCCCGTATGATTTTCGTGGGTATTGCTATCCCCCATCAGCCTTCCCTCGCAGATGGGGTATATGGCCCCATCCGTAGTGAGAAGGTTTTGAAGTTCAATCGAAAGGCTTTGCGAAATGCTGGCAAGGCTAAGGTGGAAAAGACTGACCCCCGCTATAAGGGGGGTGATGACCTTATGATCGTGAAGGTCGGTAAGCCCGGCTCGCGTGATAGGGTAGAGGCTTTGGCTTCGCAGTATGCTGCGATACTTGCTTGCGGTGAGGAGGTATCCCCCTTCGCGGAGGGGTGATGCTTACCCCCACCGTGGTAGGGTGAGTAGGCAACCCCCCATAGGGGGTATCTGCTAATGCACCCGGCTAGCCACCCCCCATTGGGGGTATAAGCTTGACGTAAAGCCTTACGCCATAAGCACTTACGTCAAAAATGCGCCCGCAAAATCGTCGTAAGTTATTGCTACATAAGGACTTGCGTCGATATGGTGCAGCAAATGGTGTGCCATTCGTGTTTGGCATGGTATTTGCATATAGCAAACGGTGTGCCAGATACATTTTTATTTTTATGGTATAGTATTTGCTTAGGGAAATCTTACGAAAGATTCAGAAATATTTTTGTTGACATTCAAGAAATGCTTGGTATAATGTCGATATAAGAAAAAGAAAGAGAGAAAGCAATGCTCACAATGATTCAGATTGGCAAGCGATTCAAAGTGTATCTCGGAAACGATGGCAACAGGAAGCCCCGCCTTGTGGGGGTATTCAACTCTTCGCACGACGCGATCATGTTCATGAACTCTTACCCCCGATAAGAGGGGATTGACAGTAGAGAAATGATTAGGTATAATGCTATCAACACGAAAAGGAATCAGCATGAATCCCAAGATTATCAACGATCCTCGTCCCCTTGTGTGGACAATCTCCAGCGAAGTGCGTGATACATACTGCCTGTATATCGACGGTGTGCTTGTGGTGAACAACTCTCCACTAGATGAGTTCTACCCCCTCTATCGTAGGGCATCTGAACAAATCACCAAGATGGATTCCCTTACCCATAACTGATAGAAAGAAATCAAATGAATAGCCTTGACAAGATTCTCTCCTCTATGCGTACTGGTAAATATGGTAGCATCGTGGATACTAAAGGTAACGTACACGTTGGTCTTATCAACTGTATCATGCGTGAGGATGGTAGTGGACGTAACTGGATCGTTACCATTACTAATAAGACAGTAAGTGAACAAGTGTTCATTCATGCTACTTGACACACACACACACACACACACACACACACACACACAAGGGAAATAAGATGGCTACCGCTATTGTATTCATGGTATCGTATATTGGCCTGTTCGTATGTACAGTGTGTAAGGACTGAGGGTATAACCCCCTGTATATGGGGGTACTGTACATATGTACCAGCAGAACCAGCCTGCTAGCACCATAGCGACAGCGAGCGTAAGTGCTTGTGGCATAAGGACTTACGACAAAATCGCGGGCGCAAAATCGACGTAAGTACTTGCGGCGTAACGACTTACGGCAAATCGCGTTTTGGCATGATTTTTGCTTATAGCAAATGCTGTGCCAAAGAATAAAATATTTTACGGCATGATTTTTGCAGTAAGGACTCTTACGGTATTGTAAGGAAAGATTTTTGTTGACATCTAAAGTGTGGATGGTATAATGCCGATATAGAAAGTAACGGAGAAAGAAAAATGGAAATGCTGGTTCTGATCGTCGTGAAGGGTAAGTATAAGGTTTATCGTGAGAGGAAGTATCCCAATGGATATTCGCGTCAACTTGTCGCAACCTTCAAGACTTCCTATGAAGCCGAAAGGTTTATGAACGCCTCCGCCAGTTGAGGGGGTTGACGGGACAAAAAATATTCGGTAAAATACACTCAACACGAAAGGGATAGAAATGAAGATTGGTGATTTTGTTTTCGCGGAATACGATAACGGCGAAATCGTGAACGGTGAAGTGGTACAGGTTCGACACTTCGGTGATCGTATGCTGCTCACCGTGAAGTGTGAACAGGGGTATCGTTCGATCTACACCGACAAGTGTGTTTCGCTCGAAGTGATGGAAACCGCTAACTGAAAGGATGTATACTATGATGGTTTTTGACCATAGGCTGCTCGTGGCGGTTCCCGCGAATAAGTGGATCGGAGAATGGATTCAGCGTGACCCATCCCCCATTTATAGGGGTACGCTGGCCGCTCAACTCCGGCTAATCCGAAAGAGGCATGGCACCCCCCATGCGAGGGAGTACCGCGACCATATGGTATGGTTGGGGAGTTACCCCCCTAAGTGGTGATGTACAAATGTACATTTGACGTAAACCCTTGCTGCATAAGCACTTACGTCAAAAATGCGCCCGCAAAATCGACGTAAGTTGTTGCCACGTAAGGACTTACGGCGAATCGTTGCAGCAAATCGTATGCCAAAAGTTTTGGCACGATATTTGCATATAGCAAATCGTATGCCAATCTTTTTTATTTTTTTGGCACGATATTTGCTGTATGAAACCTTACGATATTGTAAGGAAGATTTTTGTTGACACCTAAAGATACGATGGTATAATGTCGATATAAGAGAAAAGGAAACGGAGAAAGAAAGATGTTGAGCGATTGTTGCGGTGCTGTGGTTCGTTTTCAGGATATTTGCTCGCGTTGTGGTGAGCATTGTGAAGTAGGTTCCGACGATGGCTACGATGCCGCTCGTGATGCCTACAATATGGGTTACGGTGCTCCCGTCACCCGTAGTCAGCGTGAGGATGATCGTGCATGGGCCGAAGAATGTCGGCGTAACGGTTGGTGAGTTGACAAGTCTAGTCGGATCGGATACACTTCACAAAAAGGATACAAAATGAAAATCGCATCATCCAACACGATTCGGAAGAATATCAACAAGTATGCTGCTACTGTCGATTTGTCCATTGTCAAAAACTACGATGGATCCTATAACATATTCGACAACGTGATCGGATACAATGTGTTCACCAATGTGAACATGGCATGGGTGGTTCGCACCATCTATGATTCCATGTATATGCGAAAGAGCATGGAGTCTAGATCCCTCGCATGAGGGGATAGGTATACAAATG